GAAATAAGAGATGACAGAAATTATATGAGTATGTTAGAAGACTTTTGGTTACCTCGTAGAGAAGGTGGGAGAGGAACTGAAATTACTACTTTACCAGGTGGACAAAACTTGGGTGAGATTGCTGATATAGAATATTTCCAAAAGAAATTATATCGTTCATTAAACATACCAATTAGTAGATTAGAAGGTGGTCAAGGTTTTAACCTTGGTCGGGCTGCAGAAATTAGTAGAGATGAAGTTAAGTTTACTAAATTTGTAGGTCGTTTAAGAAAGAAATTTTGTATGTTATTCCATGACATACTGAAAACGCAATTAATCTTAAAAGGGGTTATTGCGCCAGAAGAATGGGATGCAATGCAAGGAGATATTACATTTACTTTCTTACAAGATGGATATTTTGCTGAGTTAAAACAAAGCGAAATGATGAGAGAACGGGTATTATTAGCACAACAATTAGAAGGATACGTTGGTAAATATTTTTCTAACGAGTATATTAGAACCAAAATATTAAAACAAAATGAACAAGAAATTAACGACATTAATCAGCAAATTGAAGAAGAAGGTGCCGAGCCCGAGCAATCTGAAACAGTCCCTGGCACAACGAATGGGGCAGGTGGGCCTAGGAAAGAAAAAGAAACGGCAACAGTAAAACAAAAAGATAGTATAAGCGTTAAACAAAAAGCAGACAAAAAAGATTTTAAAGACGCTGAAATGAAAGCTAGAGATTCGTATAAAAGCACTACATAAGGAGATAAATATATAATATGAGTAAAGAAAATTTAAACAAATTTGTAAATTCACTTGAAAAAGGCAACAGTAAACAAGCAGGAGAAGACATTAAAAATGCTCTTGCTGATAAAGTTTCTAGTGCCTTAGATGATGCTAAAGTTGATGTGGCTAAATCTGTATTCACAGGACAGCAAGGTGTACAAGCACCTGAAGCTAATCCTTTTACAGGTAATGATCAGGCTGCAGAAACACCAGCACCAGAGGTACCAAGTGATGAAGTGGCTCAGTAATTTTATAAAAGAACAGATTACTGAAGCTAACGACTACAAGCGTACTAGGCAGTATAATAAATTAACTCCTAGAATGAAACGTGCTGTAGATATGGTTTTTAAAGCCGCTGATAGGGACGCAGATGTAATTGCTAATTTTGAAAAAAATGTTAATACAGCTGCAAAGAAATTTGGCGTACAAAAACAAGACTTAATGAAATATTTTGATAAAGAAACATTAACAATTTTAAGGAGATAGAAATGGCAGTAACACAAAGAGTTCTAACAGATAATGCTTATGGAACTAAAGTTTTAGTAAACTTTGATGACCATGGCTCGGCTGTAACTATTGACGCTTCAGCATTAGCAAATAAAGAAGCTTCAGGTGATAGACTAGATATTAAAAAAGTATCTTGGTCTTTAGATACAGAAGTGGCAATAACTTTTACTGGTACAAATGTTGTAGAGGCGATTGATCTTGCAGGCGGTACAACAGGTAGTTTTGATTCACACGTTATCACTAACGGTGCAACACAACCTGGAGATGCTACAGACGCTGATATAATATTAACACCAGGAACTAGTACAGACGGTTTTGTTTATTTGGAACTAATCAAATCAGTTGGCTTTGGTAACTAATAATGGCTGATACAATATCTACACAGGTATTAACAGATACTACAGGTGTCAAATATGCGGTTAAACTAACCAATTATTCAGATGGCACAGGTGAAACTTTAGTACAAAAGGTTGACGCTTCGGCAACAACTTTTATGACTGAAGACGGTAATCGTAAAATATCAAAAATATTTTGGTCAGTAAATACATCCAATTCAAAGTCTGCCGTTGAATTAATATGGGATGGTACAACAAACGCTACAGGTGTTTTGTTGTCTGGTCAAGGGTTTTGGGATTTACGTGCCGATGGTAATGAGATATTAAACAACGCAACAGCACCAACAGGTGATGTTTTACTATCTACTAAAAACTTTGCAAATGGAGATAATTATACGATTTTAGTGGTTTTTAGATAGTTATTTGTATAAATAATAAAGAGAAATTAGAGATAGATACAAATGAGATTAATAACCGAGGAAGTTACACAAGCAAAATACATTGTAGAAGAACGAGATGGCAAAAAAAATTACGCCATTAAAGGTGTTTTTTTACAGTCCGATGTTAAAAATAAGAATGGAAGGATCTATCCTAAAGAGATTCTTCAAAAAGAAGTTCATAGATATAATAGAGAGTTCATAGAAAAGAATAGAGCATTTGGCGAACTAGGCCATCCAGACGGTCCTACCGTTAACCTAGAAAGAGTTTCGCATATGATAAAAGCTCTACATCCCGAAGGCAATAATTTTATAGGTGAAGCACGAATACTAGATACCCCATATGGAAAAATAGTGAAAAGTTTAATTGATGAGGGCGCTAGTCTTGGAGTTTCAAGTAGAGGAATGGGCACCCTTATTCAAACAGGTGGTGCTAACATAGTCAAAGACGATTTTTACCTTGCAACCGCGGCTGATATAGTCGCTGACCCATCAGCTCCTGATGCTTTTGTAGAAGGCATAATGGAAGGCAAAGAGTGGGTTTGGAATAATGGCGTTTTGAAAGAGCAAGAAGTAAACGAATTAAAGTTACAGGCAGAAAGTAAAGAGAGAATGGCAAGAGCAGATAAGAATGCTCAAGTATTCGAATCTTTTCTTAAAAAGCTGTAATTTTATAAATAGTAATTGACACTTTCCGTAAGGAGAGGTGGATTATTGCAACAACAACAACAAATAACTATTGAGGAGATAGAACAATGGCTGATAATACTGTGGCAGATTTGCCAAAGAAAAACGCCGTTCCAGCTGAAGCGCCAAAATCATTGGCTGCAACTGTACAACAAGTACTAACAAAAGCAGTTACGCATCCAAGTGATCCTAAATCGGATTTCGCACAAGGGGTAAGTCATATTACTGGCGACCCACACCAAAAAAGTGCAGGCACAGCGGACACGTCAAACATTACATCTCTTAAGCGAGAAAATACGACAGCAGATACAAATGCTAAAGATGAGAAAGGTGCTGAGTCTTTGAAAGCAAGTGCTGACAAAGTTAAGGACAAAGAACATCCAATCGTAAAAGAAGCGGAAGAGAAAAAAGAAGATGAAAAAGAAAAAGAAGCGGTAAAAGAAGGCGAAATGCCAGCTGCTTTGAAAAAAGCGATTGACGCTAAAAAAGATAAAGAAGACGCAAAAGAGTCTGACGAAAAAGAAGACAAAAAAGACGTTAAAGAATCTGAAGAAAAATCTAAAGAAGAAAAAGAAAAAGAGATTTCTAAAGTGACTGAAAGCGAAGATAAAGAAGACAAGAAAGAAGACGAGAAAAAAGACGAAGTTAAGGAAGAAACTAAAGATGAAGACGAGAAAAAAGACGAAGTTAAAAAAGAAGACAAGTCTGCTTCAGATAAAGTTAAAGACCTTGATATGAAAGAAGACGTTAAAGCTCTAACTGATGGTGAAGACCTTTCAGAAGAATTTAAAGCTAAAGCGGCTACAATTTTCGAGTCTGCTGTTAAAGCAAAACTTGTTGAAGAAATTGAGAAATTGGAAAGCGAATACGAAACTAAAGTTACAGAAAAAGTTGAAGAAACTAAATCTGAAATCGTAGAAAAAGTTGACGCTTATCTAAACTATGTCGTTGAGGAGTGGATGAAAGAAAACGAATTAGCGATAGAAAAAGGTTTAAGAGCTGAGATTACTGAAGATTTTATCGGTGGTCTTAAATCTTTATTTGAATCTCACTACATCAACGTTCCACAAGAAAAGTATGATGTAATAGAGAGTCAAGCTGCTGAAATAGAAAAGTTAAAAGAAGAAGTTAACCAATCTATTGAAAAGACAGTTGAGTTAAATCAGAAAGTTGGCGAATTTACTAGAGATGGAATTATTAAAGAAGTATCTAGTGATCTTGCTGAAACTGAAACTGAAAAACTTAAAGGTTTAGCAGAAGGAATTGAATATAAAGACGCAGATAGTTTTAGAAAAAGTATAGAAACTTTAAAAGATTCTTACTTCCCTAAAAAAGAAGCGAGTGATAAACAATCTAATGAAGTAGCTGAAAGTGCT